GTTTTCAGCATCTAGATTGCCTACATCTATTTGCCAATTAGGTTCAAACTTTGTGTTAGGGCTTTGTATGCTAGCCCAGTAAGCAGTTCCACTTATGACACTCATTGGTGTTCTCCTTTTTTGGTTAATAAAACTTTATTATAACATGGTTTATTATTCATTGTCAACACTTTTTTTAATTATAGTTTGAGAAAAAATATTCTGTATATTTATTAGATACATTTTAGATGCGTTATGGTCTCCACCGGATACACTCCTAACTTGATTCTCATTAATAGATGCATTAATAATCTTCTTTAACATCTTAGTTTCAAACACTAATGTGCCAAACACCTCATCTCCTACACATAAATTATGAAACCAATAGTCTGAGTTAGTAGCATTGATACCACTAGGTTTACCATAGCTTTCATATTCTATCGCTATGTTACCTGTCTGTAACCACATACCTCTTTCAGATTTTACTTCTATCTTTTTATCTTGTAGCATATCGGCCACAATCTTTTCTCTCACTTGACCATACTGTAAATCTAGGTCAAACTTCTTTCTGTCTTCTGTCTTTGGCTCTAATGAGTTTCTGCCCATGTTGTACCTACCTTGTAATCGTTATCTAAAGGACATCTTAGTTTTAATAAATTCTCTGTTTCTTTTATAGCTACTTTTGTAATACTACAAAACTCTCCTACATCTTTATTAGCTACTTCAAACTGGTATTCATCATGCACAGAGGCCACAAGTTTTACATCTAACTTTTTATTATATACTCTGTGAATAATACGTAGTAACCAGTGCTTACAAATAATAGCACCAGCTCCTTGTAATAAAGTATTCAATGCTGAATGTGGACTACGAACTTTTAAGTATCTACCATCAATAGCTTTTATTCTTCCTTTATAGCCAGCACTTTCTACCTGACTTCGTAGTCTTTTTAGTGAAGGTAAGTTAGACAAGAACCTATTAATTAAAACGTTACCTTGTTGCTTTCCAGCTCCTACTATCTTACCTATTTTTTCTGCACCAGCACCATAAAGAAAAGCATAGATAAATGTTTTTGCTTGGTCTCTATCTTTTATACCGGCCAACTCCATATTCTTTGTATGTATATCTCCATTCAATATCTCATCTGTATAATTTGTATCGTTAAGATAATGTGCAAGACAACGCAACTCCAGACCGCTAGCATCAGTGCCTACTAATTTATACTTTGTAGTATCTGATACAGTCCAGAGACTTCTACATTCTTTTCCATATGGTGAATACGTGGCCGGAACTTGTGCCATGTTTGGTGAATTATGTGCCATGCGACCTGTAATAGTGCGAAGTGTCATAACTTTACCATGCACTCTATTACTATCATCACATGCCTCTATCCAGGATTCTACCATTACTGCCCTTTTCTGCAGTAAGAAATACTTTGCAAATCTTTCTGCAGTTAGTTTCAACTCCGGCTCTTTAATTGTTTTTAAAACAGCTTCATTGATTATTATATTTTCTTTATCAGTAAACTGTTTAGGTTTCCAACCTCTCTTCATCAACCTATCTGATATCTGTTGACGAGAGCCTATGTTAAATGGTATCTCCTTTGTCTTCGTCTTCATCTCTACAATCGTAGGCTCAAACTCCTCCAACGACCATTGTTCTAAATCATAAATATCATCTTTTAATCTTGCTAATAATTCTTGTGCTTTCTGTATATTAAAAGCAAAACCATTCTTCTCTTGTTGGTCTACAATCAATCTAATATCATGCTCCAAGTCTATAGATTCTTTTGAGAAACCTTTACTTTCTTTTAGTAACTCCTTGTAAACAGCATGTGTAATCTCTACGTCTTGTTTACAATAGTCTAGCATAGCTTCATTATATTTTAAAAAGTTTACTCCTTCACCACCTTTAAGCATATTTAATTTTTCACCCCATGCTCGTAGGCTATGACCTTTTTCTCTAATAGGATTAAACAACTGAGATAATATCAAAGTATCTACAATATTACCTGGTAGTATTTCTGCATCTAATAATCTATTTAATACTGGTGCATCAAAAGATAAACCATTGTGCATAATAAATGTATCTACATCTTTTGCCCAGTTTTTAAAACCATACATATTGCCTGAGTCCCATACAGTAATAACATTAGTATCTATATCTTTTACTACAATGCAATGTATTTTAGAAGGATTAAATCCATCTGTCTCAATATCAAGAACTACTTTCATTTGCTCCACACCAACTGCAGTCTTCTCCTTTTCCTATCTCCATTTCTGATTGTTCTTCTGGACAATAATGACTCCACATTTCTTGTTCACTAAATAACTCTTTTTGTTTTTCCATAGTAGGTAATTCAAACTTATGATATACATCTACATGTGTTTCACATTTAGGACAACTTAAATTAGTGACAATATCGTAATGGTCTTCTTCTTCACAATCATGGTCTCCACCCCATATTAATTCTGTTCCACAATGCCAACATTTCATTATACTACTCCTTGTGCTTCATTAAATTCATCTTCAAATGGATTGTCTATTTGTGACATTCTACCAGATTTTTTATCATAATGCAAGTAAGAACATACACCGGTCTCTCCAGTATATCTATTCTTTAATATACGAATTGTTGTGGTGCATGCTATTACTTCATCATCTGCTTGTTGATTTCTTTCTAAAGCAATCACACTATCAGATAGATGAGCAATACTTGCACTCCCTCTCAAGTGTGATAGAGTAACTTCCTTTCCATTCTCGTGTCCTAAATCTCCTGATGGTCTCCTAAGATGTGATACTAATAATAAACCAACTCCTGTTTCTTCAACTAAAGAACGCAACTTAGTCATCAATACATCAATAGATTTTCTTTCATCTCCTTCGTCTTGACCACTAACCAGGATAGATAAATGGTCTAAGAATATCCACTTACAATCCAAAGACTTCGCCATGTATCGAACCCTGGATAGTATCTCATCATTACCTATTGAACCAAAATGGTCAAAGGCAAAGAACCTACCAGAACCAATAGTATCTTTTTGCCATTGGTTTAATTGCTCTCTTGAGAATTGATTACGTATTTCTTTTATGTATAATCTTTGATTAGCTTCTACTGACATAATGTTAAAGGCAGTATTCTTTGTACTCTCTTCCAATGCTAGTATTCCTATATTGTCATTAGAGTTTTTAAGAATGTGATGCATCAACTCACGCATGATTGAAGACTTACCCATGCCGGCACCAGAAGTAAATGTAACTAACTCTCCTGTTCTCATGCCATATGTTTTTTCATTCATGGCACTCCAAGGATAAGGTATAGTTTCACAATACTCCTCTTCGTATAATGAGTCTCCTAATTTTGCAAGGTTCATTATGCCTGCCGGTGTGTAAGATTCTGCACTCCACCAATCTTGCACAAAGTCTTTTGACTTACCTAGTTTTTGATATTCGTTAGGGTCTTTGTAGTCTAGTCTAACTATCTTGCACTTGTTTGGTTCAAATAATTGTGCCACTTTTTGTGAGGCCTCGATACCAGGTTTATCATTATCAAAACACACAACAACATTATCGAAACTGTTTAGGTACTCCAAGTGCTGTTTGCAATTCTGTACCGCACTTTGTACTCCATTTTTAATTGATACGACTGCCCACTTGCTACCTAACATTTCGTAAGTAGACATGGCATCTATCTCACCTTCAGTGATAGTAATATATTTACCACCGGACTTAAATAAATTTTGGCCAAACAGTAAGGCATCTCCCATATCTCCTTGAGACCATATTCTTTTACCTTCTACTTGGCGAATCTTTGTAGCAACATGGCTACCTTCTGTATTAAAATATTCATAGTAATGGTGCGTTATCATTGAACCATTAGTTTTTATTTTTGTTCTGTACTTTCTGGCGGTATGTTCTGATATTCTCCTATCAGTTATGCTCCCATAATCACCAGTGCTAGAAACTCTGTTTTGTATTTCTACTACTTTGCTTTGCACTTTTGCCTCTCCTATGTTATTAAATCTTTTGTTACAAGAGAAGCAGAAGGCATGCCCATCAGCATGAATGTTGTAACCATTACTTGACCCACATGAAGGGCATTCTCCTCTGCTTATCCACTTGCTTTCCATTACATCATACCTACTGCATTAGTTACTCCTATGACAGTGTATATTACTGTGTACCATAATAAAAATTCTAACATGTTATTTATATTCCTTTCTAAGTTATTTAAAAGTATAATAAAACATCATAATAAAAATATATAAAATCCATAATGATGTTAATAAAATAAATATATTAATTATTATATTATATATTATATTAAAATAATTATATATTATACTTATATATTTTTTTATGTCAATCAAAATCTTCTAACTTTGTTTTATAAACTTTTTCTGCTGAATAAATATCAAGATTTATGCTATTTTTACAATCGTTTTCTGCATATCTCTTGGCCTCTTCATTAGAGCAACCATCTCTTTTATATTCTTTAAATAGTTTTCGATACATTCTCTTTGCATCTTTATCCCAAAGATTACTCATAATCAACTCCTAATTATTATAAATTAAAAAAAATAAACTAATCAACAATAAGGCCGGAAAGATATTATTAACCCACAAGTTTTTAGGTTTTTTTGTTTTTTTAAACCATTTACCGGTGGCCTTTAATCTTCTCTCTCTTGCCCTATTCATTTTTTAAATGCTCTGCATCAGGCATCTGTGCATCTCCTAACCATACTCCTCCTGAAGAGTTTGTTATGTTTTTGCCATTATCTTTTTCTATTCCTAATGCTCTTCTCAATTTATAATTTTCTTCATTTAATTGTTTTATTCTAACATAAGAAGTTCTTAATTGTTCTTGTAAATCTCTTACATTTTTTTCTAACATTTGTATTACTACTGGGTCGTACATTTTGCCTCCTATCTAGCTAAAATATATGCTATTAAAATTATAAACATTCCTAAAACTATACCTCCTAAAAGATAATATAACATAAATACTTCACACATTAGTTTACACTCTCTATCTTTACACCTTGTTCAAGAGCAATGCTCACATTAACACCCCACGACTTTAAAGTATCTATAGCCTCCTCTTTTGTTTCAAATTTTAATATTGTATTATTCTCATCAACTAATTGGTCTACTGGAAAATTTTCAGTCCAAGGACAATCTCTTAAAAAATTGTTAGACTTAAATATGTGTTGTGATATCAGATACATCTTTATCTCTCTTTCTGTTATACTTCTTTTTACTTTTGACAATCCTCTGCCTATATCTTGTGTCAAGTAAATTTTTTGCCACAACATTTGGTATTCTCACTATAGGTTTTATTTTTGTCATAAAAGTATCTACATTCATTATATCATACATAGTTATACTTTGCAATACTAATCATCTTTATCCTTCAATAGTTTTCTACCTTTAACTAATGCTCTTTTTTCTGCAAAGGATATTACTTTCTTCTCTCCGGATAATGCACCTATCTTTGGTGGTTTAGTGTCCTCCACGAGCTTTATATCCGGTTTAAATGATACTTCATCTCCAAAGAAATAATCTTCTAGTTCATGAAATCCTCCTATGTGTAGAAAGATTTGTGGCACAGTTTTATGGCCGGCATTTTTAAATCTCCTAACCTTTTCCGCAGTATCTAATACTCTTTCTTCATATACTTCTTCCATATCATCTAACAATGCCTTGGCCTCTGAACAGTATATGCAGTTCTTTTGTGTGTATATAATATATTTAATCATCTTCATGCTCCTTTTCTACTTCGTGTCTTAACCTATGGTTAATAATATCTAATAACATACTTGATGCTACTGTATTGCTTGGTGCAGTATCAAATGCTAAGTCTGTAACTAATACTTGCATAGCAATAATAGTATTAGGTATGGTTACTTTTTTATGTATCTCATCAAATATATCTAATACTTTATCTCTTACTAAATTAATCTGCTCATCATCTCCTAGCGGTCTTTTGTCATCTAACTTAACTACTTTTAGTTTTGCTTTACTCTTTTTCATTATGTATCTCCTCTCCCATATACTGCTTGTTAATCATAGA